ACTAGCAGGAAAGTCAAGTGTTTCCATAAAATAGAAAACAGTATTAAAAGTATTAGCATTACTTGAAACATTCCAAACGGCTGCTGCACTATTACCTGCTATTAAACATAATTGACCTTCAGTATTAGCAGTAGCAGCACCGTTGCCTATAACAGTCATTCCAACAGCAACAGTATTAGCTTCTGCTGCCTGATCTCCTATAGCTGTCAGACCACTAGTAGTACAAGCTGCTCCTGCTAAATTTCCAACTGCAACATTTCCACCTGCACAATTTGCACCTAACGCATGATACCCGACAGCAACATTTGTACTACCATCATCAGTGCCATCTCCTGCTTGACCGCCTATAAAAACATTATGTGAACCTGTCGTCAGAGATGATCCTGCGTGGTCACCTACACAAGTATTATATGTATCTGCTGCTGTAGTGTTAAAGTTAGCCATTGCGGCTGTACCAATAGCAACATTTTTTGCTCCTGCTACATTAGAAGTAAAAGCATCTTTACCGATGGCTACGTTTTGATTAGCAGTAGTGTTTGAATCTCCTGCTTGAAAACCTACAAAAACATTATTTATTCCTGTATTATTAGCTACGCCAGAATTTGAACCGACAAATGTGTTATTTGTTCCTGTAGTAACTGCTGCACCTGCATAAGTTCCTACAGCAGTATTATGACAAACTGTAGCAGTCGTAAAGTTTTGTGCTTGCAAAGCACCTGCACCTAAAGCTGTGCTGTTACTACCTAAAGTATCTGCGGTTAAAGCACCTTGACCCACTGCCGTATTACTGTCGGCATCAGTAAGAGCATCACCCGCTAAACTTCCAATTAAAGTATTTGATAAACCTGTAGTAACAGACAGTCCTGCTTGATAGCCAACAGCCACATTATGACTATCGGCATTAGTAGAAAAGTTTTGTGCGTTTAATGCAGCATGTCCAACAGCTACCGAATTATCTCCTGCTGTGTCAGCAGCCAAAGCATTATAACCTACAACTACATTGTTTACTCCTGTTGTAAGTGCACTACCAGAATTGCTGCCTACTAGAGTTGTTTGATTGCCTGTCGTCATAGCAAAACCAGAAGCATGACCCACAGCAACATTGTGCGTATCTGCATTTGTAGAAGGGTTTAGGTTAAACAATGCAACATCACCTATAGCTACATTTCTATCTCCAACAGTATTTGCAGCTAATGCTTGGCTACCTACAGCCGTATTATTATTTCCAGTTGTATTATCTTCTCCTGCTAGGTTTCCTACAAAGGTAACTCCTGTAGTATTTGTTGTAGCTACTCCTGCTTTAAAACCCACAAAAGTAAGTCCAGTGCCTGTAGTAACAGCAGTACCTGCCTGATAACCAACCGCAACATTAGCATTATTACCATCTCTATTTGCAGTCGTCAAAGCTTCATACCCTATGGCAACGCTTTGACTTCCTGTATCTTCAGTCTTTAATGCTTCAAAACCTATAGCTACATTTTCATCACCAGTAGTTAAAGCTGTCCCTGCTTCGTCACCAATAACCACGTTATAATTACCACCACTAGCTATAGAATTACCTGCATTAACACCTAGCTTTACGTTTGATGTACCTGCTGTTGGCGTTGATATTGAATCGGAAGCATCAAGAGTAATGCTTGCAGCATCAATAGTAAGAGTTCCACTAGACAGATCTATCTCTGTGCCATCTATTGTAATGTTATCTACAACCACACCCGCATTGGCAGTAACCACACCTGTTACACCAAGCGTTCCACCAACAGTCATATCGTCCGTAACGGTTAAGTCGTCTTGTACCTTGAGGTCCACTACATTCAAAGAAGCAAAAGCATCTACAACAGCAGCACCACTACCTGCACCATCTAAATAAACAACTTTAGTATCTCCCGGAGGAATTGTTATCTCTGCACCAGAACCTTGTTTAATAATAATATTCTGAGAACCAGAAGTACCGTTTTCAATAAAATGCACCCTAGATAGGGTATTTGGAGCTATAGTAATGGTGCAAGCAGAATCTAATGTACCTGTGTATTTAATAAACATTGAACGAGCAGGGTCTGTTGCTCCATCAGCAACTGTAGAAGTATGCGTGTCTGCATTTGTCGTTATGGCTTCTGTGCCAAAACTAAGGCCCTCTGCAATCAATTCTAGGTTCGTATTGGTTGTATCAC